GGGGCAATCGTCCAGCGTTTGGAGTGGTGCTAATTACGTATAGGAAACAGGCAAACCAAAAGAAAAAGGTAAAAACATGAATGATTATTTTAAAGAATTTGAAAAAGAGTTGGTACTTGTAGAGGAAAAGCTAGATATTTTATCAGAGTGGCATAATTCTAAGAATCATATTGGCGCTATGGAAATTGTCGAAGATTGTAATTCAGTAATTACTGATCTATGGTTAAGTTTTTATAAATTATCTGAAGCGTACAAGATGCAGGAAGCGAGTCATGAAGAATTTTATAATATGAATGTTGAGAACTTACTGGGAGAATTAAAAAAATATGATGATGAGTGTGCAGAAATGTACAATAAAAAACCTGACTGGTTACTATTCAATTACTTAAATCAAGTAATAAACGAAAACAAGTTAAGTAATGATATTACTCATGAGACTGCTTCAACTTGGACGTATTTACGAAGTTTAGTAGTTTCTGATTTACAAAAAAGAGGGCTTTTAAAATGACTATAGACCTAGACAACATGACCCAAACGGAATTTGATAAGCTAATGACTAAAATCAAGGATATAAATCAGAACCTCTTTCAGTTCATCATTGACTTTTTAGATGATAAAGTAACTCCAGAAGAGGTGTACGACTTTCTGAAGATGGAGCGAAGCTATCAAGTAAATTATATCAAGAATTACAAAGCGAGGGCATAGCATGAATGAACTAGATTTAAGCAATACACAGGCGCTTATTTTTACCGTTATTTTGATTGGCTTTCTCATTTACCTAAACCACCGAGACCGCAAAAAGAGCGCCCAACTGGAGCGAGAAAACAGGAAACTGGGAGAAAGGTCTAGTGAGAGTTTAAGCCCAGATTATGGGCGATATATCCAACTTGCAGGTGTTAATAAACAAGGAGATATCAAATGACTTATAGAGTACATTTATATACTAAAGAGAAATTAGATGAGCAAGGCTTAACAAAAGAGGCTTTTATAGTTAAGCGTATAGAGAACATAGAAAATCTATCAGCAATTATCGGAGTATTAGATAATCAACTTTCGGATACAAACTTAAGACATAAAGTTTGTAAAACTATTGAGATGATTTTAAATGATCAGGAAGATATGTTATTTAGGGCATTAAGTGACCAAATAACCTTCTGAACCCATAAACCAGCCTAGAAAATGAGGAATAGAATGAATTTTACACTGAAAGGGGTGGAAGGATATGTTTAGTTTGAGTAAAGAAAGCGAACACGATTTAACCAATAGAATAAGCACGGTCATAGAAAACTATCTAGCAGTTCGAGAACGACCTAAACCACGACTAACTGGTTTAATATCAGCACAAGAAGCTATGGACGAGTTAGATATAAAATACAAAACCTTGCAAAAGTGGGAAGGTGCAGGACTAAGACGCTACCAACCACCACTAGAAGATACTAGAAAAGTCTATTACAAAGTTACGGATATTTTGAAGTTCCTGGGGGTAGATGATGGCAAAGACTAAAATATATTTTTGGTTAAAAGTTGACAAGAAGTTTTTTGATAATCTTTTTATTAAACGACTTAAAAATATGCCTGGTGGCTACACTATGACAGTGATTTATATCCGTCTTATGTTGGAAAGTTTAGAAGATGATTGTATTTTGTACTATGAAGGATATTTTGATAGTTTGGTACAGGAATTAGCTTTAAAACTAGATGTTTCTGAAGATGATATAAATATGACAGTTGCATATTTTACAAAATGTGGACTGATTCAGATAGACGATGATGGCCATGCTACATTATCACAAGCAAAAGCCATGGTTGAGAGTGAAACAAACTGGGCAAAATACAAGCGAGAACAAAGAAAAAATAGTCAAGATTTACCAAAATTGGAGAATGTCCAAAATAAAAAGACTATTTCCAACTCATGTCCAACAGAGATAGAGAAAGAGAATAGAGTTAATAGTAAGAGTAATAATTTATATTTAGATAATATATTGTCGGGAAATCCCGACTTCACTTTTCCTACTTGGCTTGAAGAAACAGCTATAAAAGATTTAGAGAAAACAAAACATAAAGAACTTTGGGTTCCTATTGCTTATCTGAATCAAGTAGCCAACAAGCGGTATAAGTTTGTTGATAAGACAAAAAGGCTTTTACTAGCACGATTCAAAGAAGGCTATACACTGGAAGATTTTAAACAGGTGATAGATATTAAAACGGCAGAATGGAAGGATAGTCCTGAATTTTCTAAATATCTGAGACCTGAAACACTTTTCGGATCTAAGTTTGACGGTTATTTGAATCAAAAGCCTAAAACAATAAGAGGGAAGTCTGAAGATAACTTCCCAGATCTACCATTTTAGGAGTTGCAAAGATGAAGGAACAATTTAAAGAATTTAATAACAGAAAAATATCGGATAAGGTTTGTGATATTCACCAGGTAAATTACTGGGAAATTTCTGTACCAGTGTTAGGGAGTTCAGAAAGAAAAATACAACCATTTTGCCCGGAGTGTGTGAAAGGGGAGATTAAACAAAAAGAGCAAGACCTATTACAGAGGTTTGATGATAGACAAACATATTTTAAAACTTATGATGTATTAATGCGTGATAGTACAATTCCTAAAGAGTTAAAGGGAGCGACATTTGATAATTTCTTTGTTAAGACTACAGAGGAAGGTCAGATGTTAGAGTTTGTAAAAGGGCAAGCCCAGAAGTACCTTGCAGGTATGACGGGAAATACTTTAATCAGCGGTAGCACAGGAATAGGAAAAAGTCATTTATCGCTTGCCCTGGCTAAAGAAATCAATGAGAGTTTCAGAGAGAAGAACGAGCCTAAGAGTGTATTGTTTGTCAGCTTAACCGAGATTATCAAGCAGATAAAAGAAGGCTGGGCTTATGGAAGAAATGCAAACTTAACAGAGTATGAGGCGGTTAAAAAGCTTGTTGATGTTGATTTTCTAATCATCGATGACCTTGGGGCAAAAAATGGGACAATCACTCCTAAGAGTGACTGGGAACAGGATTTCTTGTTTGATATTATCAATAATCGAGAAACTACGATTTTCAACACGAATCTAGATAGCAGTGAATTGCGAACTGTTTACAACGCTAGAAACTCAAGTAGAATTTTGAAAGGTTTAGAGGGGAACACTTTTAAAGCTTTCACAATCAAAGATAAGCGATATACGATTAACACAGTGAGAGGAGAGAAAGGTTAATAGATATGGATGAAATGAAATTTTCAACAGAAAAAGGCTTTATTGTCTACGAAAAATGTGGTATAATAGAGATAGAAAAAGTTCCAAGATTTGGAGAGATAACTTTAGTCTACTCAGATGGGAAATTTACTCATCTAGTCAAAAAAGAAACTAAAAAATAAGTCTATTGAGAACAACTCAGGGGCGTACCGTAAGCATATGATGCTAGTGGTATGCCCTTTTTGTTTGAGAAGAAAGGAGGTGAAGAAGATGACGGTAGATACTTCATTAGGGTATGTGGTTGCTAGTAAGTTCTCTATTGATCCAGAAAAAAGACAGAAAATATTTTCAAAATGTAAAAATGAAGATAACGGTTTAGAAAGTGGGAAACACGAAATACTAGAGAAATATGCTGACAAAAATAAAGAATCAACAGCTAGAAAAAATGATTTTAAAAGCTCGTAGAGTTCTAAAAGAAAAGCTAAGAGCTAAGAACTTTAGAAAAAATTATAAACAACGAGGAGCAATAAAGAGATAAAGGAGTATAAAATGGCTAAAAAATTTAGTTTGGTAGAAAAGTATGTAAGAAGTAGAGGAATGAGTATTGATGATGAAAAATCAAAAACAGGTTTAATATTATCACAAGATATAACAAGTATCTATGACGTTCCTGAGGAAGGAAAAGAATTAGTGGATCTTGTTAATGTGATTGAGCACACGGGTACTGGTGGAACATATGAAACTGTAGGTTTTGACGATGAACATCTATCAGAACTTGAATCAGAAGAGTTTAGAGATAGTAAAAGTGTAGAACTTAGAAAAAAACAGATTAGAACCAAGTTTGAACACAAGACATTTTCAGGCCGTATTGCCTTATCGTCTGAACAAGTTGATGATGGAGAATATAATATATCAGACTTCTTAAGTAACAAAATTACCCGTCTTTGTCGTAAAACTCGTAATATTGAAATTGGAAAAATTCTAAAAGAAGCACCTGAAAAAAATGTTTCTAATTTTGACGAATTGAAAGATACAATAAACGATTTGAATCCCGAACGTCATAATACTCTTGTATTAAGTCAGTCACTATTTAAGTTTTTAGATAAAGAGAAATCTAGCGATGGAAATTATATTTTAAAAATTAACAAGAAGGAACAATACTCAGAAAACTTATACGTTGATGCTGTTATTGTTGTATCTGATGAAGTACTAGGAGTAAAAGGCGATAAAGTTGCTTTCGTTGGGGATTTGTACAATTTCGCTACTTTATTTGAAAGAAATAAAAATAGCTTACGTTGGGTAAGTGAATCCGTTATTTATGGAATGAGTTTAATGCTTTATACTCGTTTCGTTGTGAAGAAAATTGAAACGGATTGCGCTTTCTTTATAAAATGGAATTAGGAGATAGTGAATGGATATTAGAGAAGTATTATCAACGTTAGAAAATCTTGATGATAAAAAAGATAAGATTGTAAAAGCAAGAACAAAGTTGGAAGAAAAAAGAAAAACAATTACTGGAGAGAAGAAGGTTTCATTTGATAATATTGATTCTTTTTTTGAGGATAATGCTACTTCTTTAGAACAAATTACTAAAATGAGTGAATCAATCAATCTTTTAGAGAAAGAGTATGATACTTATTTCTGGGAGGCAAAGGCAGCGATATTTGAATATATCTTTAAAGAGACTAAGCTAAGAGCTGAAGAAAAGAAAATCTATAAACGTTACCAGAAGAAACTTAGAATAATTTTAGATGCTTACGATGAAATTCAAGCACTAAAGAAAGATGTAGAAGAAATACATAAAGGCGTAGTTGGAGAAATAACTCAGGAGCATTCTCTTGCAGTATATCGGACAGAAGTAAATCCAACAAGTATCCTTCCGTTCTTAAATCCTGATGTCAGTGGGCATATGAATTTTTCTAAGGAATATCGTGAGATTAAAGAGTATTTAGGTAAAGAGTAATTCATTAGAAACAAGGCTGATTTGAATATCAAGAAATTGATAGCTATATCAAAAATGGCCTTGTTTTTAATTTCAGTAAATTAGTTTCACAAAATGAAGAAAGCATAAACTAAAACAGAGTATAGGCTTGGAAGCCATGTATATCAGTAAGTTATAGAATGGGGTGAGTTTCACAGAATGTAAGATAAGAGAAACTGGGGAATAAATTAGAGGGATACTTCTTTAAATTGTCATATTGAAGAGTTGTCAAACTTAAAACAATGATACCTGGTAAGTGGAGTGTTGAAAGGCTTTTAAGCTTTTGTCAGTTTGACAGAATGCAAGATAAGAAAATTTTAAAATTGAAGTGGAGGTACTTGACTATGTATGAACTGAGTAACAGAGACCTGGACGGGATAGATATCGAGTTAGGGCGATATAGAACGATTGCTAATAAAATTTACTTGAGAAGACAAGAGTTGATACATAACAAGAAACATGGAAATGAAACGTATATTAAATCTCAGAGTAAGAAAGTTTCAAATCCTACTGAAGATACTATAATTAGAATTGAAGAAGATTTAACCTTAAGATATCTGGAAGGTTTTAAATTAATTGTAGAAACCTTGATGGAAAATCTGATTGATACTGATCTAGTCATCTTTAAAATGAGATTTTTAGAAGCTGGTGTGACTTGGGAAGACGTGGCAGAGAAACTAAATAAAACTACTCGTTATATAAATAGTCGAAGAAAGGTAATCGCTAAAAGATTTATAGAACTGAAAGGATATTGACTCCCCCCACTTTGAAAAAAAATTTTTGAATACTTTGGGAACCGGTGAAGGGAACTTTTTCCAAGTCGGAGACCTCCAGACAAAAAGGGGGTAAAAACTGACCAATTTACCAGAAAAATGATTAGTTTTGAATGGCAGTATATATACTGTAGAGGAGAAATAGATAAAACTTGATTTATTGCAGGAAGATAGCAAAAGAGCTATAATAAAGTGGAGCGCAAAGGATTATATTTTTAAAAAAGGAGATTGTAGTCATGGCAAAAAATGATTATTGGGTAGTTGTGTATAAAATCCTTAATTATTATTTTCAGAAAATGAAGCATGGAGAGCCGGCCGATGAAAATGAAATAAACTCTTCCGCCC